TTCCGCAACGAGCCGGATGGCCGCCGGATGCGTCCGTAGGGCGGATTACCGATGATTGCGTCATAAAGAGAATCAGGGCAGTCCAGCTCCAGCGTGTTGGCGCGCTCCACCAAGCCATCGAGTTCAACGCCGGATGTTTCGATTTCGGCATCGAGCAAATCCGCCAGCAGGGCTTGCGAAAGCTTGGCTAGGCCTGCATCGATCTCAACGCCGTGCAGCGTATCGTTGATGGACTGAAGGATGGTCTTGGCGCGTGAACCGCGCTGGCGTCCGCGCGATGCAATGCGCGCGGCCAACGGAACCAAGAAGGCCGCGCCGCCCGACGCCGGATCGAGAATGCGATGCTGTCCCGGCTTGATGCCGGCTTCGACCAAGGCGTCGATGGCGTGATGCGCGAGATGAGGTGGCGTGAAATAAGCGGCGAGCCGCCGGCGGCGAGCCTTCGGCATCAGAAGCGCGTAGAGGCTCGCGATCCAGTAGTGCCTTTCGTCGTCCGGCAGGCCTGAGAAGAATGTTCGGGCCTCGCGATCGACGAGCCGCTTTTCGATGATGGCCTCGCACACCTGCAGAGGCGTCATGCGAGAATGCTTCAGCCTGGAAGCTATATGGCGAAGGTCGCGTAGGCGCCGGTTCAGCGTCGGCACCTGCTCAAACTTTGGCTTACTCTCTACGCGCATTCCGTTGCTGGGCTCCCCACCAAGCGAGACAAGTTATCAGCCGTGTCGCTCCTGTGCGGCCTTGAACTGTAAATGATGTTGTCGGAGTTCCCGCGACGGGCCCCCTTCAACACTGTCATTAACTCGCGTGCAAACAGGTCGATGAAGCGCAAGCTAGGCAATCGTTTGTCTCCAGCAAGACGGGAAGGCAGGCTGTGGAATATTGGGGAAACGCTTCTGGGCAGCGTTGCGCATGGATGCACGAGCTGGCACAGCCCTCCTCTGCGCCGGCGCCAACAACTCAGGCGAGAGTCACTTTAGCGGCAAACGCAAAAAAGCGCCACAAGAGAAATACCGCCGTCTCCGCAGGGGTTAAGGGGAACTCGGTGGGTCGAGGAGCCCCCTGATGCGGTGAGCGATGGCGCTCTCATCCCGTGACTCGCATTCCCAAATGACGAGGACGGACCAGCCGAGTTCGGCCAGCGCTCGCCGGAGGCGGAACGCGCGACCAAGGGCGCTCGACCGGAGCTCTCTATGCGCGCGCCTGCGCCGCCCCCGCGTCAGGGATCGTCACCCGAATGGGCGGAAAGGCGGGTTGCTCGTGATGAGGGCAGGCATGATCGATTGAGCGGCTCCGGGTGACACGAATAGAGCCCGGCCCGAAGGGGACGCACCGGAAATTTCACGTTCTAAACACCGTTCGGCGCGCTTCACGTGAATCATTGAAATCGTTGGCGCGCCCGAAGAGATTCGAGCTCTTGACCCCGAGATTTGAAGCCTGATGCTTCTCAGGTCGATGCTATTAGTCTCATTTGCCTCTGCCAGTGCGGCGGAAGCTCAAGGAGAGTTGCAACACCACTCCCTTGCGGCAGAGTGCCGTCGACGGCCGCCTGTACGATCTTGGGGCTCAGAAATGCGAGGCTTAACGTCATGCGGATTGAGCGGTTGGTGCAGCCCTCCCGATCAGCAATCTCCTGCGTGTCCGTCACCCGGCCGTCAATCAACTCTTCGAGCCACAGACGCGCTTTGGCGATTCCCTCGATGAGGCGCGCGCGAGATTCGGAGCGAATCGGGCTTTGCTCGGCATCGTTTGATCCTGACGGCAGTATGATCTCGCGCCGTCGCGTCGGCGGGGGCGCTGACCATGGCAAAACAATGGGCATGGCCGGAGTATCGGAGTTAGCATCCCGCAGCTGGATCTCGATCGCGCTCTTCCGAATGACGACCTTATCGAGAAAGAACTCGATAAGCTCTTGATCTGCGACGAGACTCTTGTCCAGCGAATCGTCCGATGTGGTGCGATCTTCCGCGGTTCGTTTCAGAGCTGCCAGCACGGCCGCCTCGACGTCCGGTGCCGGCACGCGCGGCACCGAGCCGGCATCTTCCCTTCGGCCCTGGAGCAGGACCGAGGACACGTAATAGCGATACCGGGCCGAGCCTTTCTTGCCCATGCTGGGCGTCATGCGATTGCCGCGGTCGTCGAAGATGCGACCCGTCAGGAGGGAGCCGTTGTTGATCCGAGTGTGGCGACGAGCTTGGGCGCGAGAGGCCAGTCCCTGCTGGACCGCATCGAACAATTCCCCCTCGATGATCGGCTCGTGCTCGCCTGGATAGTACTGCCCTTTGTGGACGATCTCGCCGACATAGACTCGGTTCTTGAGAAAATGGGCCAGCGGGCCCTTTGTGAATGGGATACCGCCTCGGACCGAGCCGTTACCTCGGCGGGTTACCTTGGTGTGGATCTCTCGGCTCCTGAGATCTCGGGCAAGTTTGGTCAGGCAGCCGAGTTCGAGGTATCGCCGAAAAATGAGGCGTACCCGGTCGGCCTCCTGCGGATTGACGACGAGCCGCTTATTCTCGACGCCGTAGCCGAGCGGCACGGGCCCACCCATGCGCATGCCCTTCCGCTTGGAGGCGGCAATCTTGTCGCGAATGCGCTCGGCGGTGACTTCGCGCTCGAACTGGGCGAACGAGAGCAGAACGTTCAAGGTCAGCCGTCCCATGCTGGTGGTCGTGTTGAACGACTGCGTGACCGACACGAAGGAGACTTCGTGCTGATCGAATAGCTCGACCAGCTTGGCGAAATCCGCCAGCGACCGCGTGAGGCGGTCGACCTTGTAGACCACCACGACGTCGATCAGCCCGGCCCGGATATCGGCAAGGAGCCGCTGCAGGGCAGGGCGGTCCATGGTACCGCCCGAGAAACCACCGTCGTCATAACCGGCGGGCAGGCAGCACCAGCCCTCGTGGGCCTGGCTCTTGATGTAGGCCTCGGCGGCCTCGCGCTGGTTGTCGAGCGAATTGAAATCCTGCTCGAGACCCTGGTCGCTGGAGACCCGGGTATAGATCGCGCAGCGGATAGCTTTGGCGGGTTTATTCTTCACGGCCTGTTCCATTTCCCACGGGAGCGAGGAGCGGCTGCCTGGCCTTGTCACGCAGGCCGAAGAAACGCGGCCCATTCCAGTTCGTGCCGGTAATCGCGCGGGCGACTTCGGAGAGGCTGCGGTAGGTCGCGCCATTCCAGGCGAACCCGTCGTCAAGGACCATGACCCGGTGGAGCTCGCCCTCGTGTTCGCGGGCCAGGATGGTGCCGGGCTTGAGCGATCGCTTATCGGGAACGGGCGGGATCGGGGGAGGGCGCTTGGAGTTCCCTTGGCCGGCCGTACGGCGCTTCTGCCACTCCTCAGCGACGGCATCCAGGAACCGGACAGTCTCCCGATCGAGGTCGCCCAGCGCGTTCGCCTGGATGCGGTAGGCGATGATGCGCAGCACGAGATAGCGCGGCAGGTGGGCGGGTGCCGGGGCGCGGAAGACCTTCCGCCAGCAACCACGAAGCTCCTCGAGATTGAGTGAGGCGAGGGCGGCGACCTCGTCGCTGAGCCTTGCGGCGTGATTGGAGGAGACCGCGGGGGCAGCTTCGGCTGCCCCCGCTTGCCCGAGCTTGTTCGAGCGACGAGCCATGGCGCCTGCCCCTAGTCGGTGATGCGATAGATGCGCTTGTCGCCGGCCTTTTCGGAGACCAGGGTCAGGCCGAGCTTCGTTCGGACGGTGCCGGCCAGGAAGCCGCGGACCGAGTGCGCCTGCCACCCGGCCTTTTCCATCATCGCCGGGATGGTCGCGCCATTGGCTCGCCGGAGCATTGCCAGGAGCTGGGCCTGTTTCGAGTTCAACCGGACCGCCCGCTTGGGCTGCTTGGGGCGAGGGTGCTTTTTCGGCCCGCGGCTGGGCTTCCGCGATCGAGAGGCAGCTTTGGGCCTGGCGCCAGTTGGCCGGTCGGTGTTCTCGACCGACGGGCTAGCCGGTTCGGATGCCTCGTCGACGCCGATCGCGGCAAGCCCGACCGGGGTGGCGCGCAGCGCAATCGGCCCCTCATGGTCATGCCGCCGCCAAATGGAGAGCGAATCGCACGCAGGAACCTCCTCCAGGAGTCCCTCGGCGAGGAGCTTGGAGATGACCTTTTGGGCTGCGCCGCCCTTGAGGTTCGGGGGAAGCTCGACCCCGCGGTCCTCGCGCTGCGAGGCGGCGGACAGGATGACGAGTTGGGTATCGGTGAGTTTCACGGGATCCTCCGTTCGGTTGCGACGGCAAAGGCGCCGTCACCACCGAAGCCCCGCAGTGGCGATGGAGCCGGCGGGGTGGGATCCCGGGACGCGGTGAACGTCCAGGGCCTCGACAGTACTGCTCGGTTCGGAGCGGATTGCCAGTCGATTCTGGATAATCTTCTGGCGAAATTCGCCTCGTAGGCGGTGGGATCGAGTGCGCTGCCGCTCAGTAGACCCGGTACCGCCCGAGCAGCCACAGATCCTCTGCCCGGCTCACTGCGGGCCTGTTTGGGATCGCAATTATGGACTGCCCTCTCGGGACCGGGTGGTGCCGATCATCCCGTGACGGCTGCGGGCCGCTCCTGGACGGCCAGGAGGCCGCCATGTACGGACCCGCTCTACAACGTGCCGATCGACGGGCATGCCATAGGCAAGGGCTCGATCCGGCACCGCGAGTTCCCCATGGCGTCCGGCGAGATGGACGCGGGGCAATTCACCGAGTTCCTGAGGAGCGCCTGCTCGCTGGCTCGCGTAGAACAGCCGCGATGGCACCATTCACTTCGTGTGCATGGACTGGCGGCACATGGGCGACATGCTGGCCGCGGGTACGGCCGTCTATTCCGAGCTCAAGAGAACCTGTGCGTTTGGGTGAAAGAACGGCGGCATGGGCTCATTCTACCGCAGCCGGCACGAACTCGTTTTCGTGTTCCGGCACGGCAGCGCTTCCCACCGCAACAACGTGCAGCTCGGGCCGGTTCGGGCGCAACCGCAGCAATGTCCGGGAGCATCATGGCATCACCTCCTCGTTCGGCCGCGCGACCGAGGAGGGCAACCTTTTGGCCCTGCATCCGACCGTCAAGCCGGTCGCGATGGTGGCGGATGCGATCCTCGACTGCTCGGCCCGCGGTGATCTCGTGCTCGATTGCTTCCTCGGCAGCGGCACCAGCGTGATCGCCGCGGAGCCGCGGGCCGCCGTTGCGCCGGGATCGAGATCGACCCCGCGTATGTCGACCCGATCATCCGTTGCTGGGAGGCCCATTGCGGCGAACGCGCCCGGCACGCCGGGTTGGGCCGGACCTTCCGCGAGCTCGAGATCGGGCGGGAGATCGCCGATATCCAATGAATACGAGGTCGTTCAGCTCGCAAGGGCCGCGAGGTTATATCCGGGCTTGTACGCAAGCGCTTGGCTGATGCTGTCGACTTGATCGTCAGTCTTCCCTCGGGGGAACGCCAAGAGTTCAGGTTCCAGCTCGGGCAAAAACGGTGCTCCTCTGGGAAACAGGACTAGACCAACCTCGAACTTGGCTTGTTGAACATACAGACGCGCAATTTTGTCACGTGTGATGGGAATGAGGTCCACCATATAGAATCCCGCCTCACGCAGCTCTTGGGCGAGGGCAGTGCCAGTTGAGGCATCCTCAATCATGATCTTATGCGGATCATATCGTTTTGCGAGTTCAAGAGCGATGGTGCGTAATTGGGAGTATGAATAGCGGCCGCGAATTAGGTCTAGCAAATAGAAATATCCCTCTGCCACCATCCAGACAGTGCAAACAGACCAATCGTTCTGTGCACCAGTTTTGGCTGCGGTGTCCCAACTCAGGATAACGTGCGCACTCAGGCTCCGCGGCGGCGGAGTGTCATAGTAGCGCAACCAGCTGCGCTTGATCATAGCGCCACCCTGGGGAACCGGACATTGTTGATATTGAGCTGCGAAGATCTCGGAGCCGACCGTTTCCCGCTGCTTCCGGAGCACCTCGATCGGTTCGATGGCGGGGTGTAACGCTTCGCCCATCTTCCGGTGATAAAACGTCCCGTTTGCGACAGGAATTTGTTCATCAGCCTCGGCTATTGCAGGAAGACTCAGCAGGTCCACTCATCCGAGGATTCGATCAAATAACCTGACAAATCGTCCATATGGACCCGCTGCATGACCACTATGATCGCTCCCTTGCGCTTATCATCGAGTCTCGATATCAGCGTGTTCGAGAACCACTCATTGAGGATTTTGCGCCTGGTTTCAGACTGGGCATCAATCGTCTTTTGCGGATCGTCGATGATGAACAGATCGCCGCCCAGACCAGTCAAGGCGCCATAAACTGAGGTCGATTTACGAAATCCCCTTAGCGTAGTGATGACTTCTCCCTCGTGCATCCTTTGGATCCGCATCTCTCGGAAGGCGCGCCTGTACCAGCGAGATTCAACGATGGATCTAAAATCGCTGGTATGCTTTGCAGCGAGCTCGTCGGCATAGCTGATTGTAAAGATACGACGTGCAGGATCGAGGCCTAGCAGGTAGGCTGGGAATGCAACCGAAACATTCAGGCTCTTAAGGCTGCGGGGCGGAGCATTAATAATCAGCCAATTGATTTCACCACGGCGAATTCGCTCCAGTTGATACATAATTGCTTCGAGATGCCAGTTCCACTCGAGCGGTCTACCCGGGTTAACCGTCTGCATGCATCGGCGAAAGAAGCTCGGGAAATCATTGCGTAGAATGGCACGAAGCAGATTCTGATCTTGGTGAATCACGATCTTTTCTCCTTGAATTGCGCCTGAACACGACGTGTGAACGCGTCTAAGATTTCCTCGTCCTCTCGGGTCAATTCGTTCATTGAGGCTTCATCCGCCTCGGGCGGTCGATAGCGGTTAAGCAAGAAGGTCGCTGCTTTAGCGTCTCCCTTCAGGGCCGCCTCTGTGAACCGCAGGAACACCGCCTCAAGCACGGTGATCTTACGCGCTCTACCAGCTTCCCGAATTTCGATCTTGCGATTGAGAAGGTTATTCAGGATCGTTTCTTCGTTCTTTGCGCCCTTTGGTCGCCCTTTGGGGTTGCCACTATGGCCTGTTTTGAATTGGTGCTGACGCGGAGGACGGCCGTAGCCAACTCGATAGTCTTGCGGCCTATCGGATTTCCCGGCACGGGGAGCGACCGGTCGTCTCCGCCTCATCGCTTGACCTCTTTTTTGTGGGGTCGACGAGCGGCAGCTACCTCGTCAAATGTTTGGCGGGTCCCGTGTAGTAAGGCGTCCCGCCTGGCGGAGGCCTGCCAGCGCCGTACCGCGACATCGACGTAGAGGGGATCAAGTTCCAGCCCATAGGCCCGGCGCCCAATACTATCGGCCGCAAGAATCGTCGTTCCCGACCCCATAAAAGGATCGAGAATAATGTCGCCACGCTTTGAGCAGTCGCGGATCGCGTCGGCGACTAACTTGACCGGCTTAACAGTTGGGTGGGCCTCCAAGTCTTTGAGACGGTTGGCACGAAATGTGTTTACGCCCGCATACGTCCACACGTTGGATCGAGTGCGGCCGTGCTGGCCGAGGTCAAAGTTGTTTCGGTGCTGAGCGTGCCCGTTCTTCCAAACGAAGATCAATTCGTGCTGGGATCGATAGAAATTACCTTGCCCAATGTTGGTCTTAACCCAGACGACGACATTCTTCAGTTCGCTATAGACCTCCTCGCCAGCATCAAGCATCTCGCGCAGATGACGCCAGTCCGTGCACACGAAATGTATGGCCCCGTCGACGGAATACTTGGCGGCCAGTGCTTGCGCGCTTGCCAAGAACCGCGTGTATTGCCTAGACGACATCTCCCCTGAAGCAGCCGCGAACTCTCGGTGCTTGATCTTGCCGCGCCCCAGCGTGGCTCG